GGTAACACCCGCCAGTTCGCTGCTGCCTCCACACCAGAGGGCTACAGCTGGCTCTACCAAAACTTCGGCACTGAAGAAGCCTTAGCGCGTGATGATCGGCATCTGATCAGGATGCGCACGTACGACAACCCGCACCTGCCGCCGGACTTCATCGAAACCCTCAAGGCCAACTACGACCCCAGCCTGCTGCTGGCCTACCTCGAAGGCCAATGGGTCAACCTCACCACCGGTCAGGTCTACGACCGCTTCAACCGCGACAAGCACGTCCAACCCACCAGCTGGGATCCCGACGAGACGATCCTGCTTGGCGTTGACTTCAACGTGGGCAACATGTCGGGCATCCTCGCCGTGCGCCGTGGCAACACGCTGCACATCTTTGATGAGATCAGCGGTGCCCATGACACTGATGCCCTAGGCCAAGAGGTGCGCCGCCGTTACGGCAAAGCCCGCATCCTTGGCTATCCCGATGCTTCCGGAGCAGCCCGCAGCACCAATAGCTCACGCAGCGATGTGGCGATCCTGGAGGCCTACGACATCAACAACATGGCCCCAAAGGCCAACCCGCCGGTGCGAGACCGTATCGCAGCGGTGCAAGCCCTTCTAGAAAACGGCAATGGCGATGTGCGTCTGTTCGTCGATCCGCGCTGCAAGCGCACCATCGAGTGCCTAGAGCTGCAGAGCTACAACGACAAAGGCGATCCCGACAAGGAAGCAGGTTTCGACCACATGAACGACGCGCTGGGCTACATCGTTCACCGCTGCTTTGAAGTAGGCCGGGCCACCAGTGGCAAGGCGGTCCGCGGCCTGAGGCTCTACTGACTGGCGCTAGCCAACTGACTTGCATTGGCTAGCCCAAGTGCTATAGTGGCGGTGTGAACGGGAAACGGCAGCGACAGCGCCACCCAATCACCAGACATGGGGCGGACAGCACGCACCCCGCCGGCTTGACCGGCACGAGGAGCGGCTCGGGGAACAGAACACACGACCCGTAGAAACCGAGTTCAACAGGGCCTGACTAAGCCTGCATCGCCGGTTGGCCCGGCACCACAACTAGGCCACAAGCCGGATAGCGCGCCCCGGATTCTCCGCTGACGAGACAAGATCCCAGCCAGCTTGGGCCCCAAGAGCTGCGATCACGGGGCACCCCTTTCATCATTGGCCGCGCCACCAGCGGTAAAGCTGTTCGCGGGTTGCGCCTCTACTGACTTGCGCTAGTCGCTCCACATAGGCTAGGCTTCACTCGGTTAGTTGAACCCGGTGGTCTCTTCGGACGCCCCGGCGGCTTCTAGCCACCCCATTTCATCACTGCCATGACAACCACCCTCGCGTGGGTGGCGGTGATCCTGCTCTTCCCGCTCATCCTCCTGCTCTGGGCTACCGAATCCCAGCAGCAGCGCATCCGTCGTCTGCACACTGCAGGCCTGAGCCAGACCAAGATCGCCAGCCGCCTAAACCTCTCCCGCTACACCGTTCGTAAGGCGTTGATCTCCACTTAACGCCGGAAACCTAGACCTAAAAGAGCCGGTGCATACCCTCGCTGCGACCACCAATCTGAACCTTGCCTTGACCACCATCAAGGATCTGCAGGTTCACGATCCTGGGATTCCGTGGCAGCGCATGGAGCCACGCTGGCGGCTCATCGAACAGCTGGCTCTCGGCACCCTCGGCATGCAAGCGGCCGGCCGCCGCTACCTACCGCAGGAACCCAAGGAAGACGACGAGAGTTATCAGGCCCGCCTCGCCCGTTCCGTCTGCCCGCCTTACACCCTGCGCCTAGAGCAGATGCTGGCCGGCATGCTCACCCGCAAGCCGGTGCGGCTGGACAACGTGCCGGACGTGATCCAAGAGCATCTCTACGACGTGGATCTGAGCGGTGCAGACCTGAACGTCTACCTGCAGGATCTGGCGCGCAAGTGCATCCGCTACGGCCACGTTGGTGTGCTGGTGGACTTCCCTCGCGGTGATGAAGGCGATGACACCCCTGTCACTGACTTCAGCCGCCCCTACTGGGTCAGCTATACGCCTCGGGACATCCTCGGCTGGCGCACAGATGTGGTGAACGGCTCTCAGCAGCTCACACAGCTACGTCTGCGCGAACAGGTGATCGTGCCTTACGGCGAGTTCGGTGAAGAGCTGGTGGAGCAGATCCGCGTGCTTGAAATCGGCCGCTTCCGCCTCTACCGCAAGCAGGCTTCCAAGAACCGCGACTGGGAACTGATATCCGAAGGCACCACCACTCTCGATCAGATTCCCTTTGCGGTCGCCTATGCCAACCGCACCGGCATCCTCGAATCCACCCCGCCTCTAGAGGAAGTCGCCTGGTTGAACCTCAAGGCCTACCGCTGCGAATCCGATCAGGCCAACATCCTCCACGTCGCCGCAGTCCCTCGTTACAACCTTTTCGGCGTGCCCGCAGAGGTGGATGAGCTAGAGGCTGGCCCCAACTCGGCCATGGCCTTCCCCGTAGATGCCCGCGCTGAGTTCACCGAACCCACTGGCACCAGCTATCAAGCCCGCTTCACCGAGCTGGATCGCATCGCAAAGCAGATCGCGGAACTGGGCCTGGCTGCTGTGCTTGGTCAGAACATGACTAACCAAGCCGCCGAATCCAAGGCGATTGAACGCAGCCAAGGTGATGCTGCCTTGCAAGCGGTCGCCATCGGCCTACAGAACCTGATCGACAGCTGCCTGCAGTTCCATGCCGCCTACCTGAACCTGCCTACTTCCGGCAGCAGCATGGTGAACAACGACTTCGTGGCTCGCATGCTGGAGCCCGCCCACGTCGCTGAGCTGATCAAGCTGCGCATGAACGGCGACATCACCCAAGAAACGCTGCTGATCCAGCTCGCTGATGGTGAGTGGCTTTACGACGACTTCAACGTCGATGGCGAGATTGAAGCCACGCAAGCCCAGCAAGCACAGCGCCTTGACGCACAAGCCGCACAGCTTGATGCCAACCTCCAGCAGCTGAATTGAACCGCTAGCGAGCGCTAGTTATACTTTCAGCGATACATCGTTTGTTGCTGTTTTGTCTGACGATCTCGATCAGCAAGAGTCACCGAGTCAATCCTCGGCTGATCCTTCTGCGCTGCAGTCGAAGATTGAGTCCCTGATCCAGCACAACCAAAAGCTGGAGCGCCAACTCGGCCAGGCTAAAGACAAGCTGCGGGCGCTGCCTGAGGGTGTGGACGTTGATGGCTTGATCCGGTTCAAGCAGGAACACGAGCAGGCGCAACTGGAGCAACAGGGCAAATACGCGGAAGCACGGCAAGCCCTCGAAGCACAGTTCCGTGAGCGTGAAGCGCAACTGCAGCAGCGCCTCGAATCGCTCGAAGCAGAGAACCGCGAGCTGAAGCTGATTGCACCCGCTGTCGCTGCCTTGGCCGACACGGTGCATGACCCCGATGAGGTGATTCGCCTGAAGCTCAAGCCCGAGCAGATTGAACGCGAGGCCGATGGCACCGTCGTCGTCGTTGATGGCTATCAGCGCACACCCATTGGTGATTGGGCACGCTCCAGCCTGCCGCAATACCGCCTCAAGGCACCCAAGCCGCAAGGCACCGGCGCACCCGTTGGGCGCAGTGGTGGCGGTGGTGAACTACCAGCTGGCAGCAAGAACCCCTTTAGTCGGGAGCACTACAACCTCACCGAACAGGCTCGCATCTACAAGACCGATCCTGAGTTGTACGCACGTCTTAAAGCCGCTGCTGGTAAGTAACACGCAGCGGAATACTTAGAGGTAACGGGTAGCTGTTGGCGCCCTGAATGGCTGTTGGCCGCCTTTGTAAACCCCTAACCTGGAGAACACCATGGCTGCCACTGTGCGGTCTGATGTGGTCATCCCCGAGATTTTTACCCCCTATCTCGAAGAGGCCACTACCCTTCAAAACGCTTTCATCGCTTCTGGCGTTGTGCAGCCCCTCGCTGCCCTCAACGGTGGTGATGGTGGCGACTACGTGAATGTGCCCTTCTGGGATGCCAACCTGAGCGGCGATGCTGAAGTCCTGAGCGACTCTGGCAGCCTCACTCCTGGCGCTATCACCGCTGACAAGCAGCGCGGTGTGTTCCTGCATCGCGGCCGTGCTTGGGGCGTGCGTGAATTGGCCAAGCTCGCATCTGGCGATGACCCGATGCAGGCCATCGGCAACAAGGTTGCTTCCTACATCGCTCACCAACAGCAGAAAGATCTGCTGGCCACCCTCGCTGGTGTGTTCGGTGCTGTCGGTTCCTCTAACACCGGTGCTGCCTTCATTGACCTGACCTTTGATGCCGGTGGTTCGGGTGAAACTGCCCTGAGCCCCCGTCACGTAGCCAAGGCTCGCGCACTGCTTGGTGATCAGGGCGACAAGCTCTCCGCCATCTGCATGCACTCCGCCGTCTATTACGACCTGGTGGAGCGTCGCGCTATTGACTACGTGACTGCTGCAGAGGCTCGTCAGACCGCTCTGGGCACTGCTGAGGATGCCTTCGGTGGCAGCGTCTCTGGCGCTTACACCGCTGACGCCAGCGTTCCTTTCTATATGGGAATGCGCTGCATCATCAGTGATGATGTGCAGACCTCTGGCTCTGGCGGCTCGAAGAAATATGCAACTTATTTCTTCACCCCGGGTGCAGTCGGTTCCGGTGAAGTCCAGGGCCTCAAGACTGAGGTGGATCGCGACATCCTCGCGCTGGCTGACTACATGGCCGTGTCGTGGCACAACTGCTACCACCCCATGGGTTCGCAGTATCAAACTGCCGGCGGTGCTAACCCCAGTCAGGCCACTCTCGCCACCATCACCAACTGGTCGAAGGTGTACGAGACCAAGAACATCGGTATCGTTCGCGGCACCGTCACTTCCAACTTCGACTGAGGTTGAACGATGGGACTAACAGGTTTCAACCTGGCCCGTCGTGAAGAAGAGGAGGCTGCTCCGGCAGCCTCTGTTCCTTCCGAGCCAGCAGTTTGTGAGGCCCCTGTGCCTCAACCGGAAACACCCAAGCGTGGTCGCAAGAAGGCTGAGGAGGAATCCTGATGGCCATCTTTCAATCCACTGAGCAGGTGGGTGGTGCTGGTCAGGTTGGCTTCAAGCTGATTACTGACACCAGCGCTCACACTGGACGGTTCTTCCGTCTGTATGCCTTGGAAGCCACCGTGATCAACACGGCCACGGTGCAGAACGCTTCAGGTAACACCTTTTCCGCTGTGCCGATCCCGGCCGGTGGTGCCATTGATGGGCTGTTCACCTCGGTGACGCTCACCAGCGGCAAGGTCGTGGCTTACAAGCTCTGAGATGGCGACCAAAGCCAAGGCGGGCAGTGGTGCTCGCCTTTTTCAATCTCCGCCCAAGCGCACGCGCCAAGGGCAGGGCAAACGCAGTCGCCCTAACCATGGACGCAAAAAGCTAAGGGGCCAAGGCCGTGGCTGATCTCTCCCAGCAGATCGAGGTGTTCCTCCGCAATGCGCTGCGTCAGCGCCGGTTGGAGGATCGTGTGATCCGTCAGGCATTGCGTGACCTACGCACCACCTTGGCTGCCGTGGAGCGTGTTGTTGGTAGCTCTGGTGTGCTGGCGGTTGGTGTCAACCGTGAGCGCACCATTGCTTCAATCACAGCCGCTGTCGCTCGCAGCGTGCAGGAATCCTTCGGTGTACCGCAGCTGGCGGCATTGCAGGATGCTTTGGCACCCTTTGTGGGGCAGCAGCTGGATTACGCCAGGCAGCTGGTGCAAATGGCGGGTGGCACCCTCACCGCTGAAGGTGCTGCTCAGCTAAGTCAAGTGCAAGTGCAGCGCCTGGTGAATGATGCCGTCGTGGGCGGCAAAACCCTTAGCGCTCAGCTGACCCAAGCATTGCCAGCCACCGTGGCAGATCGGGTGGAGCGCTTCATCCGCCTCGGCCTATCCGACATCGGTGGTGAGACGTTTGCCACCTACCAAAACGCAGTGGTGCGCGTTACCGAGAACAACGTCGAAGCCATCGTGCGCACCGCCGTCAACGAAGTCGGTAGTGCTGCACAGCAGGCGATCTATCAATACGAAGCTGACCCCGACTGGCTGGATGCTGAGGGTCTGGTCTGGACCGCCCTACTGGACAGCCAGGTGTGTCCGATCTGCCTGAAGCTTGATGGCAAGCGCTTCCCGCCGGACTACAACAAGGTCAGCCCCCACTACCAGTGCCGCTGCAGCCTGGTGCCTTGGAAATGGCGCAACGAGGATATGCGCGATGCCAACGGCAACCCTGTGGCACCACGACGCCTCGCCGATGGTGATGGCCCAGAGCAGCCGCTTGACTTCAAGGTGGCTGCGAAGCAGTGGGTCAAAGACAACCCGCAAACCGCTCAGGCGATCTTTGGGAAGAAGCTGGGCCAGCGGCTGGTGGATGGCTAAATCAGCTTTGACAAGGCCGTTAAGCAATGGGCTGAGCCGAAGGCAAGTTAGTGCTAAGGGTGTGATGCCATGACCGTCACTGTTGTTGCCACTGTCGGGTCGGCCTCGGCCAATAGCTATCTGACGGTGGCTGAGGGTGATGGCATTGCCGATCTCTATCTCGGCACCCTGAACTGGACTTCGGCGAGCACTGACAACAAGGGTCGGGCGCTGATCATGGCGACCCGTTACCTCGATGAGCTGATCTACATCGGCGAAAAGGTCACGACAACCCAGGCGCTGCTGTGGCCACGTAGTGATGCAGCCTGCGGTGACTGGAGCTTTACCACCACCGAACTGCCGCAGCCAATCAAGCAGGCCACCTTTGACCTGGCTGAAGCGCTGCTGGGTGACAGCACGCTCTTGAGTGCGGCTGGTGCTGGTAGCACTGAGCTGATCCCTGGCATCCCCAATGCCAACCTCAAGCGTGCCAAGGTCGATGTACTCGACATTGAGTTCAACACGATTCAGCAAGCAGAAAGCAAGAACGCATTGAATGTGGTGCCACACCTCAAGCAGGTGCTTGGTTGCCTATGCTTAAGCAAGGCATCATCTTCCGTTGGTGCTGTGAGGGTCTTGCGAAGTTAGACTTGACCCATGCGCATTGCTGAAGGCCAACTTTCATTCTTCAGCACTCCGGCTGAACCGGAGAAAAAGCGTGTTGAGCATCATCTAGCTAAGCCGTTCACCAAAGAAGAGCAGCGACGCTTTGGTCGCATGTATGCGGAGAACATCGGTTTGATCCGTATGTTCGGCGGGAAGCTGTGCCGCAAGTATCGGCACTGCATGGCCACCGAAGACATCTTCTCCTGCGTGGATATTGCCTTTCTCAAGGCGTGCCGTGCGCATGACCCAGAACGCGGGAAGCTCAGCACCATCTTCTGGACGTTTGCCCAAGGCGAGTGCCTGCACTTCCTGCGGGGCAGCAACTGGACAATCAAGGCCACGCACAAAGCGCGTCTGCTGGGTAATAGCGCTAGGAAGCTGATGGCACTTGGTTGGAGCTCGCTAGCGGTGTGCAAAGAGTTGGGCTGCACCAAGACTGAGCTGAAGGATGCGCTGCTGGCCACCGCTGGCGTCGCCCATGACGTAAAGGGCTTTGATCTGCACGTCTGCCCTCGGCCCACACCATGGGAGGTGCTGGAAGCTGAAGAAGATCGTTTAGCGGCAAGTTAGGGCTACAAGCCACAGGAACGATCATGGCCACCGGTGCCTTCTTCGCGGCCCTTGGGTATCGCTTCTATGTGAAGGCTGGCACCACGGCCTCCACTAACCCAACCGCTTCTACTGGGATGACCGAGGTGCTCGGTCTGACCAATGCAGGTATTCAGGGTGCATCGACCACCACCGAGGTGTTGGATTACGGCAGCACACAGGGTTATGCAGCCAGCCTGGTGACAGGTCAGAGCTACACCATCCCGATGTCGATGAACCTGAACCTCAACGATGCGGGTTATCTGGTGCTGAAGCAGGCCGCTCTTGATGCTGCCTCTGGTGTCACCGTGGAGTGGTATCGGGAATCGCCTGAGATGAGCGCCACCGGCGACCCCGAGTACAACAGCGGCGTGGCCTTCGTGACCGACTTCTCTGAAGACATCACTGCAGGCAACGTGGCAGCTGTGAGCTTCACGCTCACCGGCTATGGCGCCCCGTCTTGGGTAGCTGAGACCAACGCCTGAGGCTAACTAGAGAGCGAGCAGATGGGATCTAGGCGGTGGGCTTCGGCTCACCGCTTTTTGTTAGAGCCCCAAGCTGTCCAGTTTGCGCCACTGCTCGGCAAAGAAGGCATCCAGCGGGGCATTCTCTAGCGCTGGCTTGATCCAGTTGCGACCTGGCACCAACGTGCCCTTGCTGGTGG